TTAAGATGACAGATACAGAATTATTGACCACCGATCAACTACGAGAGAGGCTCGAAAAAGTATGGTTGAAACATATAAAATTATGCCAAGACAACTTCTTGTATTTTGTAAAAAATGTTTGGCCAGATTTCATTTGCAGAACTGATAAGGATCCAGATAAATGGGGACACCATCAACATATTGCACACGAGTTTACAAAGATATCAAAAAATAAAAAAGGAAGGCTCATCGTGAATATGCCTCCTAGACACACTAAGTCTGAATTTGCATCCATATACTTTCCTGCTTGGATGATTGGAAAGAATCCTAAGATGAAAATTATGCAGGTATCACACAACGCAGAACTTTCTGGAAGATTCGGTGCGAAAGTAAGAAACTTAATTGACAGTCCAGAGTATAAACAAATCTTTGGAGATGTTAGACTAAGAGAAGATAGTAAGGCAAAAGGACGTTGGGAGACCAATCAAGGTGGGGAATACTTTGCAGCGGGTGTTGGCGGTTCTATCACAGGACGAGGGGCGGACTTACTTATTATCGATGATCCACACACGGAGCAAGACTCTCTATCCGATAGTGCAATGGAAAGAACTTTTGATTGGTACTTGTCTGGTCCTAGACAACGTTTACAACCAGGAGGCTCAATTGTACTTGTAATGACAAGGTGGGCTCAAGATGATTTGACCGGTAGATTAATAAAATCAGAAAATGAACCTAAGGCAGATAAGTGGGAGAAAATTTCTTTCCCAGCTTTGTTAGGTGAAGATGAAAACGTTCAACCCGTGTGGCCTGAATATTGGAGCCTAGATGAATTAGAAAAAGTTAAAGCGTCCATATCCATTAGGAACTGGTCTGCTCAATACATGCAGAACCCAACTTCAGAGGAAGGAGCGATTCTAAAAAGAGAATGGTGGCAACCGTGGACCGGGGATCTTCCAGTATTAAAACATGTCATACAATCCTATGACACGGCATTCAGTAAAAAAGAAACTGCCGACTATAGTGCAATCACTACATGGGGAATATTCACGCCTCACGAATCCATGCCTGATGCTATTATGTTAATTGATGCGATTAAAGGTAAATATGATTTTCCAGAATTAAAAATGGTAGCATTAGATCAATACAAGTATTGGCAACCAGAGACAATTATAGTAGAAGCTAAAGCGAGTGGACAAAGTTTATTACAAGAATTAAGACGAATGGGTATACCGGTTATGGATTACACACCAGGAAGAGGCCAGGATAAACATTCACGGGTCAACGCCTGTGCTCCGATATTCGAATCTAAACAAGTTTATTACCCTAGAGACGAACATTGGGCTCAAGAAGTTATTGAAGAATGTGCTGCGTTTCCTCATGGTGAGCATGACGATTATGTAGACAGCACAACACAAGCTATGTTAAGATATCGACAAGGTTCTTTTGTAACTACTTATGCTGACGAGGATGAGGTTGAAAGTTATAAAGAACGTAAATACGTATATTATTAATTAGGAGATAAAGACATGTCAAAAAAATCAAGAAAAAGAAATAAGATTCTTCTAGCGGGTGCAGCATTATTAGGTGCATCTAAGTTAGGAATGTTAGGTGGTAAAGGTGTACCAACAGGTGCAAGTGGTTCAACAAAAAGTTTATTTACTTCAAATAAAGCATATAGCCCAGATAAGTTTAAAACAGCTATTGGTCCATCGAAAGTTACAACAAAATACCCAAGATTAAAAGTAGACACAACAGGTAATGTTTTCAAAGATGGTGTTAACAAAGGAGTTGGTAATACTAAAACTAAATTTGTAAATTTAGATTCAAGTAAAGGAACTGGAAGTGGAATTTATCAAGGTGGTAAAAAAGTTAGTGGTTTAAATCAAAAATCTATTAATGTTTTAAAAGATGGAAAAATTGAAACTGGTGGTAAAACTTTTGCTGATAAAAAAGAATATAGAAAGTTTAAAGATGCTGAAAGAATAAAAAAAAGAAGTACTTCAATGACAAAAAAAACAACTAGTGACAAACCTGGTTTGTTTGGATTTACATTTGATAAACCTCTATTTAAAAAAGGGACAATGGTTAAAGCTCGTGGTGGTGGAATGGCGAGAAGTAAACCAACTAAACTTTATTAATTTTTAACATGGCTGAAATTGAAAAAGCAATTGAAGAGGAAGTAATAACTCCTGATTCAGAAGAAGTTGATATTGAAGTTGAAGGTGAAGAGCCAACAACGGTAGAAGAAGCTGTCAACGAGACTGAAGAATTTTTTAAAAATCTCGCAGAGGACATGTCTGACGAGACTCTTCAAAGAATGTCAAATCAGCTATTAGATGATTATAAAAAAGATAGAATCTCAAGAAAAGATTGGGAAACAAGTTACACAAATAACTTAGATCTTCTTGGAATCAAACACACTGAGATGACTAGACCATTTAAAGGTTCGGCATCCGTGACTCATCCATTATTGTCCGAGGCAGTTACATCATTTCAAGCACAAGCCTATAAAGAATTACTCCCGTCTCAAGGACCTGTAAGAACTAGAGTTCTTGGAATGGAAGATAATGAAAAAATTAATCAGGCTCAACGTGTTCAAGATTTTATGAACTATATGATTACTGAGGAGATGGAAGAGTATACTCCAGAGTTTGATCAATTGTTATTTTATTTAGCGTTAGCAGGATCAGCATTTAAGAAAGTTTATTATGATGAAGTGATGCAAAGAGCTGTATCTAAATTTATTCCTGCAGAAGATCTAGTGGTTCCATACTACACTACCGATTTAATGGAATGTGAGAGAATTACTCATGTCATTAAAATGGGAGAGAACGAGATACTTAAAAAACAAGCAGCAGGATTTTATAGAGATGTAGAATTAAAACCAACTGCTAGTGGTCCTACAGAAATTGAAAAAAAATATCAAGAGTTAGAAGGAGTAACTCCTTCAACGGATAAACAATATTCATACTCAGTACTTGAGATGCATGTTGATTGTAATTTAGATGAGTTTGAAAACACCAATTCAGAAAAAGAAGTTAAAGTTCCTTACATCATAAGTATTGATGAAGGCTCTGGTGAAGTTTTATCAATCTATCGTAACTACGATATGACAGATGAGACTAAAAAAAGAAAAGAATACTTTGTACATTTTAAATTTTTACCAGGATTAGGCTTTTATGGTTTTGGGTTAACACACATGATAGGTGGATTATCTAGAACTGCTACACAATCTTTAAGACAATTACTAGATGCAGGTACATTATCGAACTTACCTGCAGGATTTAAGTCTAGAGGTATAAGAATCAGAGACGATGACCAACCATTTCAGCCAGGAGAGTTCAGAGATGTGGATGCACCTGGGGGTAATATCAAAGATCAGTTCCAAATTTTACCATTTAAGGAGCCATCAGCTACATTATACCAATTAATGGGCTTTGTTGTCCAAGCAGGACAGAAGTTTGCAGCGATTACTAACATGGATACAGGTAATGATTTGCAAAATAGAGCTGTTGGTACGACTGTGTCCTTATTAGAACGTGGTTCGAGGGTCATGAGCGCAATACATAAGCGATGTTACTACTCAATGAGAAGAGAATTTAGACTTTTATCAAAAGTTTTTGCAACATATCTACCACCAATCTACCCATATTCAGTATATGGTGCAGATCAAGCAGTAAAACAGACTGATTTCGATGATAGAGTAGATGTTATACCAGTTGCCGACCCAAATATCATGAGTATGGCACAAAGAGTAACGCTTGCTAACGAAAATTTAAAGATTGCTATGTCAAATCCTATGATGCATAACTTGAGAGAGGCATATCGTAGAGTATACGAAGCATTAGGGACTCAAGATATAGATCAATTACTAATTCCACAAGAAAAACCAATGCCAAAAGATCCTGCAACCGAGAATATGGAATCTATAATGCAAAAACCATTAAAAGCATTCCCACAACAGGATCATGATGCACATATCGCAGCTCATGTTGCATTTATGCAGACAAGAATGGTTCAAATTAATCCTCAAGTGTATTCAGCTCTACAAGCACACATCTCAGAGCACGTTTCACTAAAAGCTCAAGGAGAAGTTGGGGCTATGGTACAAGAGGATCCTAATTTACAACAAATGTTACAACAAGATCCAGAAGCAGCACAAATAAGAATGGAATCTATGATTGCTCAAAGAGTTGCAGAGATAACTACTCAACTTGCACAAGGTGAAGCTATGGGTCAACAGAAAGATCCACTAGTTGCATTGAAAGAAAGAGAATTAGATCTTAAAGCTGTAGACTTACAAAGAAAAGCTGAACAAGATATGACACTAAATGAAATTAGAGAAAACGAAATTGATGAAAGATTAGATATTGAAAAAATGAAACTAGAAAATAATGAAGATCAAGCAGCAGAAAGAATTAGAATTGCTGATGAGAAGTTAGATATTGCTAGGAAGAAGAAAAAATAATGAAAAGAAAAATTAGAAAATATAGAGGTGGAGGCATGGATGCCGGTAATAAAGCTAACCAAGCTAAAAGTGCAGCCATGGGAAATGTTGGAGTAGATAACAGATTAGCTTCTGCTACAAATTATAGTGGATTAAAAAATAGATCACAAAGTACTACTGATGCACTAACTGCACAAAGAAAAGGTGCAAGAGCAGCTATTACTCCAAGTTCAACTACTGGAAATCAAATTGCAGGAGCAGTAATGAATGCAATAATTCCTTTTAGTGGTACTTTATATAAAAAAACTATTGACAGTAAAGCAATGGGTTATGGTAAAACAAAAAAGAAAACTGTTATGCCACCTCCAACAAATAACGGTGGTAATGATAGAGGTCAAAATGCAATTACACCAATCATTGCTAACAAACCTATTGATCCCTTATTAATAAAACCAAAAGAAAATTTTTTTAACTTTGTAGCTTACAATGTTGGAGGATTATCAGGAGGTGTTCGTTATGGTCCACCACCAAAAAGAGGACCAAACTCTCAAGTGCCTCCAGTTAAGATGAAAAGAGGAGGATATAAAAAATAATGTGGTTATCAGCAATTAAACTTGCAGTTTCTGCAGGATCAAAAATTTACGCTAACAAGCAGAAAACGAAAATGGCTATGTCAGAAGCACAGCTTATGCATGCTACAAAAATGGCTCAAGGGCAGGAAGCTTACCAAGGCAAATTATTAGAAGCAAGGCAATCGGACTGGAAGGACGAGGCGGTCCTTGTAATATTAAGTTTGCCCGTGTTGGTGCTTGCGTGGGCGGTGATATCAGATGATCCAACAGCGATGGACAAAGTAAAATTATTTTTCGAGATGTTCTCTCAACTCCCGTCATGGTTCACTAATTTATGGATTCTTGTCGTTGCGAGCATTTATGGCATTAAGGGTACACAAATCTTCCGTAATGGAGGAGGTAAAAAATGAACCTAGAAAGAGATTTACAAAAACTTAAAAAAGAAAAACAGATGAAAGAATCTGCTATCGCTCAACTTAGAAAAAGAAGCAAAGATTCTGTAGCTAGACCAAAAGCAGAAAAAAATATTTTATCAACAGATCCAAGGATGCAAAAAATATAATGTGGAAATGGATTAAAAAATTATTTAGACCTTGGAATCTTAAAAAACAAACAATCACTCCAGACTACGATAAAATGACAAAAGGTGATTTAAGAAAACTTAAAGAACAAGGTAAAATTAAATCTATTTACAAACCTTATAATTAGTCTATAAACCCCTTATGATCCAAGGGGACAGTACCGAATACGAAATCTTAGAACAAGCTTGTAAAACTTTAGGAGACGATCTATTTACAGCCGAGATAGGCGTGAGACAAGGTGCAGGAACCAAAATTATTTTAGATACCCTTAAAGATAAAAAACATTGGCATATTGGAATAGATCCATATGGTAATTTAAATTATCAACATTATGATAATTCTGAATCATACACTTGTGATTACACAAACAGTATGAAGTTACAATTAATCAAAGATATTGACTATCAAAACTTTACATTATTTCCAATGGGGGATGATGAGTTTATGAAGAGATTTCATGATGGTGTTCCAATCTACAGAGAGAAAAAAGAATTAATTAATAATTATGATTTAGTTCATTTTGATGGTCCTCATAAAACAGTAGATGTTTTAAAAGAAGTAATGTTTTTTGCTCAAAGATCTAGAGCTGGAACTGTATTTGTATTTGATGATTATCCTAAATTTAATATGGATTTAATTTTAAAAATTATAGTAAATGATTATGGTTTTATGCTACTTAAACAAGGTAAAAATAAAATAGCTCTTAAAAGAAATTAATGCTTGATTACCACACTAAAGAACAGATTGTTAATGTAATTAATAAATCAATTAAGGATACAAAAGATCATATCTGCTATGGGGTTGAAACGGAATCTCAGTTGATGTATGCTAGGGGCAGACTCAGCGCTTTAGAAACGCTGCTTCAGGATATTAAAAACCTGCAAAAGGAGGATAACGATGGTACAATTGATAAAACCTAAACTTAATGATTTCGGTAACGAAAAAAATAAAGAAGAGGTCAAATCACAGATTCCAACAGATCCCAAAGGCATTAAAGAGTATCTTGAAATCATACCTAACCCAGTCGGATACCGTATGCTTGTTAGACCATGGTCTGGCCAAGCAAAAACAAAAGGCGGTGTAATCCTAGCAGACGAAACCCAGGACAAAATCCAAATGACAACTGTTGTTGGACTTGTTGTAAAACAGGGTGACCTTTGTTATCAAGATAAAGAAAAATTTCCGAAGGGTGCTTGGTGTAAAGAAGGAGAATTTGTTATTTATGGCAGATACTCTGGAAGTAGATTTCAAACTAAGTACGGTGAACACCGTATACTCAACGATGACGAGATCATAGGAACAATAGGTAAGCCAGAAGATATTCTCCATTTATTTTAGATAAAGGAGAATAAACATGGCAGAAGTAAAAGACTATAGTGCGGAAGCACTTATGGCAAAAGAACATGAGGTAGAATTAGATACCGATAATGTTAAAGAAGAAAATGTTCAAGTAGAAGAAAAATCATCAAAAGAAGAAACACCAAACTTAAATGTAGGTGAAGTTGATTTAGGATATACGGGACATGACAAACCAGAAGAAGATAAAACAGAAAAACCTCAAATAGAAGTTACAGAAGAAAAAACTGAAACTCCTGTTGAAGAAAAAGTTGAATCTGAATCTGAAAAAGAAAAACCAAACCTTAATGAGTCGAGAAGAGATTATCAAAAAAGAATTGATAAACTAGTCTTTCAAAAGAAAGAAGCTGAAAGAAGAGAAAAAGCAGCTCTTGATTTTGCAGAAGGTATAAAAAAGAAATTTGACTCAAGTGTTCAAAAGTTAAATTCTACTGACGAACAGTATCTAAAAGAATTAGATGCAAGAGTAGATGCACAAAGAGAACAGGTCAAAGTAGCTCTTCAATCAGCTATCGAAAGCCAAGACGCTTCTAAAATTATGGAAGCTAACGATAGACTAACTCAATTAGCTGTAGAAAAAGAAAAAGCTAGATTAGAGATGGCTAATCGTGAAGAAAAAAAGAAAGTTGAAGAAGAAAAAAGTAAACAACAACAAAACGTACAAGCTGCACCTCAAACAGCGGAAACATCACAAACGGCACCACAAATTACACCTAAAGCCAAGAAATGGGCTGAGGAGAATACGTGGTTCGGGAATGATGAGGTCATGACCAATGCTGCTATTACTATACACAACAATATTTCTCAAGAGGGTATTGAAGTAGACAGTGATGAGTATTATAATGAAGTTAACTCAAGACTTAAAAGGTATTTTCCTGAGAGTTTTGGTAACACTAATG